ACGTGCCACTTGATTGCGTTTGGCGAGCGCTTTCTTGGGTTGGAAGTACCCATTCAAGCTAGACTAGCGACTTAATCGCTAGGAGTGCGTTGCGGCGCACTTGAAAATATCTCGTACCTGGGCTCGGCCCACCCAACCACATATGGCACATCTAAAATTTGCTTATGTTGTTCCCGAGAACCCTTTGGGTCTCAAGTTTTCTGAGAGTCGTGGTGAACCACTTCGTCGTGCTATGCTGCGCGCGAAGAGGGAAGCCATTCAAAGAGATTGCGCCGCTAGGAGGCGTAAGATTCTTATGCAATCTATGCCGAAGGCTGAGCGCGAACGCCTACGCAATGTCGCGCGCGAAGTGAAGTATGCTGAACTTTTGCGCAATGACGATGTTGAGTACCAGGCTGGTCTGCCAGCTATTCTTGCCGCAGCCAGCGCTGTTGGCACGGCGATATCAGTGTCGCGCTTGTCTAACAACATGAATGCGCGTATTGACGGCATGGCTGGCAAAGTTGAAGACTTGGTTGATACCACTACCAGTGCTGGCGAAGCTGTGAACACCACTTTCGAGGGTGTGAATGGTTTTTTCGCTCGCATTGGTGAGGCTGTCAAGTCTTTCATCGGTGTTGTCAAGTCTGTTGGCGGCGCCTTTTGGAAGATGGTTGTGGGGGGCTTGATGATTGCCCTCCGCGCAGCAGGTGGAGTTCTTGAAGTCATTCAGAACTTCATTCGGGGCATCATTGGCAAAATAGTGCCAGATGTCGTTGACGCGTTTGAGACTGACGCTCCTGAGTATCAGGACGGTGGTTTGGCAGCTCAAGTAGCTTCCTTTGTGTGCTGCGTGATTCTTCCATACAAGATGTTCGCGCAGTCCAGCCGCACCAATTTTCTGGCCGCCTTGACCCGCAATTTGGGCGGGTTCAGCCGCGTAACTGACGGCTTTGAGGGAGCTTTTTCCACTGTGTTGAGGCTTATTCAGGGAGCCTTGAATTTTGCTCTTAAGTTTGTGAGCAACAAGCAGGTTACCCTTGTGGGTGCTGCGCAAGCGGCAGTCATGAAGTGGTGCCGTGAGGTCGATGCCAAGATGGCTCAGATCGATTGCAAGGAGCCCAATGTGGCTGTGCTTACTGAAGCCAAGGCACTGCTTGGAGTGGGCTACAATTTGAAGTCCACTTTGCAGGCGGCGCATTTGAAGATTGCCATTGAGAGGCAGCTTGACAAGCTGAATGTCAAGATAGCTCCATTCAGGGGCTTGCTTGAGACTGAGAACTGCTACCGCGCTCCTCCGTTATTCGTTATGTTTGGCGGAGAGTCTGCGGTCGGCAAGACTTACCTGATCAAGGCCTTTGCTAGCGCTGTCTTGCAGCTGGCTAAGCTTTGCCCACCCGATGAAGTCGCACAGAACATGTGGCAGAAAGGTGAGGATCGCTTTTTCAATGGCTATTGCGGCCAGCTGGTGTACATCATGGATGATGTTTTCCAGAAGAAGGCCGTTAAAGGCAGCGACGAATGTGAGGGTATGACCATCATTAAGGCAGTTAACAGCTGGCCTTTTCCCTTGCCCTTTGCTGATGTTGAGAGCAAGGGCCGCTTCTTTTTTAGCTCCAAGCTGATGATCGGTACAACTAATCAGGTCAACATAAGGAGCGACTTGGATCAAGTTTTGGCCAAACCGGAAGCCGTGTTGAGGAGAATCTCACATGGTTATTGGATGGATGTTGCTCCTGAGTATCGTACGGCCTATGGCACTTTTGATTACGGCAAGTTTGAGAGAGTGCAGGCGGCGCGTATTGAAGCGCTTAAGGACAAGGAATACACGGATGATGAGGTGCTATCTTGCATCCCATGGGAAGCGTGGACCTTGCGCCCGTGTGCCTTTGATGGCTCACCGTTACAGGGCCAGGGACCGTCAGTGTTTTCGCTGATTAAGGACGTCGCTGCAGAATTAAAGCTGCGCGCTTCCCGGCACACTGACAATGTGGCTGCTTTGAACAAGTGGCT